ATAAGAATAGATAAATAAATTATGGAGGTAAAATTATGGGAACACCGATTGAAATAGATTGGGAATTTGTTGCAAAACTATTGCAAGCTGGCTGTTCAGGGGTTCAAGTAGCTGCTAGAATAGGGGTACATGAGAATACTTTATATCTTCGCTGCAAAATTGATTTGGGCGTGGAATTTGTGGCGTTCAAGGCCGAAAACAGGGCATCAGGTGATGCTTTGTTGTTAGAAAAACAATTTGAAGTGGCAACAACTGATAGGGATAAAGCAATGTTAATTTGGTTGGGTAAACAAAGACTTGACCAAAAGGATAAATCGGAGCATGATCATAAAAATGATGGTGGTAAATTTAATCAAATTGAAGTTATTTTTAAGGACTTTTCTAAACTAAAAAAGGATAAAGATGGATAATACAAATAAAATAGAAGATTTAAATAAAAAATTTAAATCTATAAATGATTTAATTAATGAATTTAAAAGTGATTATTAACTTATACCAGTCTAAATTTTGGTTACATGAAATTATAAGTTTAAATAAAAAAAAAATAACAAATGAGCAATAATAATACATATGCAAGATTTTTCACTCCCGGAGCGGCACATAACCAAAAAATAATTAAAACAAGAAAAAGAACTCAAGGTTTATTAGTTTGGGATTCATCAAAAAATGGTACATATTTTAAATCATATTATAAAGGAATGGAATTACTTAAATATAGATATTTAATGCAAATTGGAAGGATTTAAGGTATTACTGTGTTTGAATTTAATTCTCTTTATAAACCAATTCTCTTACGTAATGACTTCACTATCTGTGACTTATATGGTGGGCGTGGTCGCGGAGGCTCTCACTTTGTAACACAATATTTCCTTTTCAAAATAATACAACCAGCATATTTTCGGGGCTATTTTATGAGGTTCATAAGTGGTGACATAAGGGGTTCTCTATGGCAAGATTTTAAAGACAGGATAGAGGAAAATGAGTTTATCAACGAATCATATTTTAAATTCGATGAAACCAAAATGGAAGTTACATATCTTCCAACCGGGAATAAAATATCATCAAAAGGATTTAGGAAATCGCAAGGTTCTGCTACGGCTAAATTAAAATCAATAGCAGGCGCAACACATGTGATTATAGAGGAGTGTGAAGAAATAGAGGAGCATGATTTCAATAAGTTAAGAGATTCGCTTCGTACAACAAAGAGTAACATTCAAATATTTCGGGTCTGGAATCCGCCCCAAAAAGACCATTGGATTATCAAAAAGTATTTCAATATTGAACCTCACCCGATATACAATGAAGATAACAAAGAATTGAAACTTGATTCCACCTATTATATTGCCACACCCAAAGAAATTAAAGGCCATCTAGCCATATTTGGAACATACAATGACAATATAGAAAATATTAACAAAGATACAATTGAGACGTGGGAATCATATAATACTTCAAATATAGATCATTACATAACTGATATATTAGGCCTTATTACATCCGGAGTAAAAGGCCAAGTATTCAAGAAATGGAAAATATTTGATAAACTTCCAGAAGATGCATATCTATATCGTATTTTTGGTATAGACTGGGGAGGCACAGACCCTAATACTCTTATTAGGCTTGATTTTGATAGAAAGAAAAAAAGGGTCTATATAGCTGAATTGTTGTATCAAAGTGACATAAGAAATAGTGAATTCATAGAATTAATAAGAAGGGAAAATCCACAAGGGCATGAAATAGTTGCGGATTCAGCACGTAAAGATAAAATACTAGAGTTTCAAGATGCCGGACTTAATATATTTGGTGCGGATAAATCAAAAATAAATGATGACTTCCGTAAGGATGTTATTGATATGATTAAAGAATATAAATTATACGTTCATAGAAATTCAACTAATCTACTTAATGAATTAAAGAAATATAAATGGGCTGTTAATGCAGTCACAAAAGAGCCATTGAACAAACCAGAAGACAAGAATAATCATTGCATCGACCCAATTGGCTATGCTACAAGATATTATCACGTTAATTATAGTTATTTGTACAATAAAAAATAATTGGTTAGATTTGTAATCTATTTTCATAATTATTTAATGATTTATAATTCCCCTGAGCTGAGCGGTTTCAGGGGTTTTTATTTTTGGACACTATTGGAATCCGATTTGCAATAGCATAACTTTATGTTTTATATTTACGTATTGATAATGTATTTAATACGTAAATATGCCTTCTGAACAAATATTTCTAACCGGATATGTAGATGAGTGGATGAGCAAAGAGTTAATGAGTTCACTCAAAAAATCTAAAGAAAAGGAAGTTGATATTTTCATTTCCTCGTATGGTGGTTCTGTTGATGAAGGTTTTACAATAGCAAATTATATTCAAGGATTGAACAAATCAGGTACAAAAGAAATTCACACACATAACTTATCACATGCCGATTCAATAGCAACAATATTGATGTTGGCAGCCCCAAAAGAAAATAGGCATATAGTAGAAAGTTCTACTATGTTCTTACACGATCCTTTATTTTCTGTTTTTCTTGCAAATATAAAACAAGAGGATGCTAGAAAAATGGATAAGGAACTTGAAATACAGAAGAATAGGGTTGCCGATTTTTATGTAAAGAATATTGAAGGGCTTGAAAAAGATGAAGCCTTAGCATTAATGAGCGGGGAAGTTACACTAACAGCAAAACAAATGCTTGACTTAGGAATTGTATCAGAGGTAAAAGAATCATTTAAAATAGCAGCAAATAAAGTAATTACTAATAATAATAGAAAAATGGGATTATTTGGTAGAAAAAATGATGAACCAATCAACACAACTACTTTTGTTGATGGTACTCAAATTGCCTATAGTGGCGAATTAAAAGAAGGAATTGAAATTCAAAAAATTGGTGAAAATACAGATTTGAATGGTGAATTTATTACGGAAGATAACAGAAAAGTTATTATCGAGAATAATAAAGTTTCAGGTATTGAAGTAATTGAAAATTCAAACGATGAATCATTAACTCTGGATATAGTGGCCCAAGCTATTGCGAATGCTTTAGATCCATTATCAAAAAGGCTTGAAGAATTGGAAACTACTATTGATAACTTAAGGAATACTCCATCTAATGGAAAAATTCCAGCCGTTCCAGTTAATCAAACTCAAAACTTGCATATAGGAACTCAAGAAAGTGCCAAAAAAGCAGTTAATGATCTTAACAAAAGAATTGCAAACAAAAGAAAAGAAGAATAAAATTAAATTTGAAAACACATGATAACAATTAGTAGCTCAGATTATAATGGTGATTTTACTGCTTTCTTATACCTCGTAATGAGTGTTGGCAATGAAACAGTTGCAAAAGGAGCAGCAAGAATTGTTTCTGGAATAGCCAAAAAAAGGGCATTGCCGAAGATTTCACAAACAGCAGACCCTTGGGGAGATTATGACTCAGGCGCGCCAACAGCAGATACAGTAACAACTACATATGCTGAAAGAAGCCTAGAGCCTGGAAAAATGATGCTATATGAAGAATTTCTTCCAGAAGACCTTTGGGATATTTGGGAAAAATGGCATCCAGTTGGTGATTTTTCTAACCTTGAACAAAACCCTGAATTTCTTGCTGATGTTATAGCATTATACGCAAATAACGGAGGTACACAACTATCAAAACTTTTCTGGCAAGGTGATACTACGCTGGGAGCGGGTAATCCACTCAACAAACATAATGGAATTATAACAAGGGTGAAAACAGATCCTAATGTTATTGCTGTTACACCAGCAGGAATTATAACAAAGGCTAGTGTAGTAGATAGGGTTGCTGATGTATGGAACGCAATTCCTGATAAGTTTATGGAAGAGCCTAGCTTCCTTATCCATATGAACACTACAGACTTCAAATTATTGCAAGAAGCCAATAATGATGCTAAGAAAACTACTGTTGGAGTCCTGGATGAAACAATAAGGAGACTTTTCTTAGAGAAAAGGATTGTTCATTATCAGGGATTACCCAAGAATCATATTTTGGGTGCTGTAAGTATGCCCGATTCTGAGATGTCTAACTTATATATTGGATATTATGTTGAGCCTACACGTGAGAATCCAGTTATCATGAAAGTGAATAATTCTGGAAAAACTTGGTTTGTAAGAATTGATGCCAAGCAAGACGCCAACTATAAGGAGGGCTCTGAAATAGTATTTTATGAACCATTATAAAAACGAGGAGGAAAAAATTATGTATAGAAATCAATCTTTTGAACAAGCAACCTTAACGGATGCAGGAACAGTAACACTTAATCCTTCTCATTTAATCGAATCTGAATTTGAAGGCATATTAAACTTTGTAATTGAAGGTAACCAGGTAACCGGTACATTGGATGGAGATTGCCAATTACAAGGTAGTTTGGATGGCACTACATGGGTTAACATTGGTTCTACAGTTGCATTAGTAGATGGAGTTGCCGTAAGCGTTCCATTAGGTTCTACAACATTCTTGTATGCATATTATCAAGTAGTAATAACCGGAGTTGGTACTCAAAGCACTACAATTGATGCCAGCTACTTAGCAAAAGGGAGGTAAGAAATGAGCTGTGAATTAGAAGAAAGTGTTGTTTTTGATTGTGATAATTTACAACAAGGTGGTATTGCAAATGCAATATATGGTATCAATTACACACATTGGAAAACAGCAACGGTTACACTTGATGGAACATCAAAAGAAATAACCAATATTACCCTTACAGAAGTAGGGGCAAAAGCAATAAAAATACAAGTCCCAAAATCATCTAATATTATAGCTACATCGGTATTGAGGGCTATAGATGGAGTTGACGGCTTCGATGACCAACTTGATATGAGGATTGCCAATATTGAACAGGTTGTGATTAATAATCTCGCAAAAAACAGGTTCAATAAAATGGTTTGGATAGTAGAATTGCTTGACGGAAGAAAAAAAATATATGGTGGGCGTGTAAATGATACACCTGAACCTATCGGGGTCGGCACTCGCATATCAGATTGGCAAGATAATCAAGGTGATGCTTCGGTAGGAGGTACTGTGCAAATTGTAACACGTACACCAGAAAACGATCCACCAGAGGTATTACCAAGCCAATTAATTGCATCAACATTCGATCCTGAAACATTATTAACCCCAGTACCATAATTATGTATACAATAATTGAAAATAATAATATAACTGGATATAAAGGGGTTAGATTAACAGAAAAAACACTCCATTCTTTTCCTGAAAGAATATTAAAAATTTGGGAAAAGAATGGTATTATTCATAAAATACAAAAAGAAATAGAGAATGGAATACAAACAAACAAAACAAGCATACAAGAAGCCACAACAAGAAAAAAAGGCAATTCAAAAACCAGAAAATAAAGCCATAAAGATTGATCCGGAGCAAGAGAAAAAAGATGTTCAGGATTATAATAAATTTGTTTGGCTATATGGGCAAATGTGGAATGGTGACGAATACAGCAGAAAAGCGTTAAAGCCAAAAATACTGGAAGAATTTGATAAACTTGAAAATAAATTCAAGAATTATAAAGGTCATATACCGACAAAATCAAAAAATGTTTATATTGGCACCGGGCAAACGCAAAGAATCATAAAAGGATATGCTGTTCCACAAACAATATATAAAATTTTTGTTGAAGCTGGGATAGTAAATTCTTATTTTCATTCTTAATTTGTATAATTCCAATCACTTAAAGCCAATAAACAAAATATTGGCTTTTCGTGTTTCAATATAAATATCATATGAACAATGAATCTACATTTGAAAAAAACAATAATGAACTGTATGTTGCAATAAATAGTATGCAACAAACTGCATTTGTAGAAAGGATTCCATTGCCTAACAGGCAATATTTCACAATGAATGATATATTGCCATATGATATTGATAATTTATATCCCAACAAAGTTAAATCAATGTGTCAAAGGTCACAAACAACAATGGCCGCTATAGAGACATTAGCAGAGTTTTCACAAGGGCAAGGATTTGAAAATGAATTATTGAATGAAATTATAGTTAATAGGAAAAATCAAACATTATTAGATATATTAATGCATATTGCATCAGAAAAAAGTATGTTTTCTGGAATTGCACTACATTTCAATTATAATATTTTTGGAGAAATAATTGAAATTAATGAGGTTCCATTTGAAACATTGAGATGGAAATATGATGAAACAAAATTAATATTCAATAATGACTGGTTTAGAAATTCAGTGTATTATCAAACTAAAAGATTGGAATTTTTTCCATTCAATCCTGAAAATGTAAAAGAAGAAATTGAATTAGTAAGTGGGTTTGAAAATTATACAGGCCAGGTATTATATTGGATTCCCAAAAGAAAAGAAATATACCCACTTGCAAAAGGAGATAGGTGCTTAGATGATACCCAGTTTGAACATGAATCGGGGCTGTATAAGCTCCGAAATGTTCAAAATGACTATTCATCCGGGCATATTATGTTCTATCCAAATCAATTACAAAATGAATTAGAAAAAGAAGGATTAATTCAAGATATTAAAAAATCTAGGGGAGCTTCAAACGCGGGAAGAACTAAGGCAATTCCTGTTAATACAAGTGCATTGCAAGCAATGGGAAATAGGAAAATGATTGAAGAAATACCTAGAACCGGCGTTGATAAATTATTTGCAAAACAAAATGAAGAAACTAGGTTCAATATATTTTCGGCATTCAAGCAACCACCCATTTTGAGCGGAATAGCAAACGAAGGAATGTTCAATCAAGAGAGTTATAAAGATGCTTTTGATTATTATAACAGTCGGACAAAATCAGATAGACAATATATTGAACGCATTTTTAATATATTCATGCCTTACACTATTTGGGGAGTTGATAATATTAAAATTAAACCTCTTGAATTTGTACAAGAAATTGATTCTAATCAAAATAATAATCAAATAATAGAGGAATAATGGCAAAAAAAATAATACTTAAACCGGATGACATTTCAATATATAGGAAAATTTCTCCAAATTATGATTCTACTAGGTTCAATTCCTTTGCATTGACAATTCAAGAAACTCAATTAAGAGAATTATTAGGGGATGCCTTGTATAAAGCCCTTTATGATGATCTTGATGTTAACGGAGACCCTCAATCTTCTCCATTTATTGAGCTGGTTAACGGTGAAGATTATACTTATAGTGGTAATACAATAGAATATTTTGGTATAAAGCCATACATGTCATATCATTGGCTTAAATTATCAGTTAGGGAAGGTGACTTGTTTCATTCTGATTATGGAAATATTAATTTCTCTGATAATCCTCAAGACAATATGATCAAATTATCCGGTCAAGATAGGGATAGAATAACGGCTGCATATGGTACGTTTATTACTAGTTACCGTAACAATATTGTGCAATATTTGAACAATAAGGGCAATACTTTTTCTACTTGGATAACAAAAGATGAAGATATTTCAAAAACTCAATTCAATATTATAACTGTATGAGTGAATTATTAAAAAATACTGCTATTTTAGTTGAAGATTTCAATGAAAAAATAAAACAAGATTTGGATTCTAAAGGCATTGATAATAGTAGGGTTGCAAGTAATTCATTAAGGGTTGTGGTAAATGAGAAAGAAAATAGCGTACAAAGTAGGGGTGTTTTTTATTTGGAATATCTTAATAGAGGTAGACCACCTGGTAAATTTCCCCCTCCTGATGTTATTAAGGATTGGGTAATAACAAAGCCTGTTGATATAAACCCTTTTTTGGTTGGACGTAAAATAGCCAGAGAAGGAACTGAGATATTCAAAAACAGGTCAAAAGGTATTGAGGTAGATAAAAAATCTCAGGAATTATTAAAAGAATTGAAAGAAAAAGCCCCTAAATGGGCAAAACAAGATTTATTAATACAATTAAAACAATTTAAAAAAATTTAATTTTATGAATGATAATAAATTATACAAATTAGAAAATTTGACAATTGATGAATTAAATGTTATATTTGGATCATTAGGGCAACAGCCTTATCAAAATGTTTACGGGTTATTGCCTAAATTGCAAAATCAAATTCAAAATCAACGTCAAGATAATACAGAAAAAAAAGATAATTTAAAAAAATATTAATATGGCTATAGTGTTTGCAACTACAAACAACGTATTGAAAATAACAGGAAAATATGATGATCCTATTTTTATTACGGCTTCGCATGGAACATTTACGAAGCAAAATGGTATATATAGTATATATGATGATATATTAAAACAAAATCATAAGATTGGGGCATATACAGAAGTCCCTCAATTTGGTTCTGATGCTACAATGGAAAATTACTTAATGAATTTTTTTTGTAAAGCCCCCTCTGGGGGCTGGATGAATGATAAATCAATATTATTTGGTGGTACAGACGAATATATACTTATTGGAAATGTTTCAGAATTAAATTTTGATAATACTGATACTTTTTCTATTGCATGTTGGTTTAAGACCTCTGAGGATGGAAGTATTTTAATATTTGCTGGAAAAAGAGAACAGTATGGTAATGGTAGAGGATGGGAAGCCAGATTCAGAACCGATAATGATAAGTTCATTTTTATTCTTTGCAATACAGATGGAAGTAATGAAATAAATGTCCAACACACTCAAACTGCTAATCAATTCAATGATGGGAATTGGCATCTATTGATATGGACATACGATGGAAGTAGTGCAGCTTCTGGTTTTACATTAGATATAGATAATAATAGCAAAAGCCTAACTATAAGTGATGACACATTAAATGCAACTACACAAACTACTGAAAATGCTTATATAGGAACAAAATCAGGTATATTATTCCCTTTTGTGGGGAATTTAAATCAAATGAGTATTTGGGATAAGGCATTATCATCGGGTGAGAAAAGTGAAATTTGGAATAGTGGCTCACCAAAAGATTTAAGTTTGCATAGTGCAGTTGCAAATTTAACATTTTGGCAATATCTCGGAACCGGTGACACATATCCAACTACAACAGATTATGCATCGGCTGGAAATGATGGCACAATGATTAATATGGAATCCGGAGACATTGTTTTAGATGTCCCCTAATTTATTATAAATTAATAAAATAAATAAACAAAATGGCACTAACAAACAACGGAACAGTAGTAAATGTAATATCCTCGAAAATACCAAGTGGATATACAAAACCAAGTGTAACTACTTTTACTGATTATGAAAGTACATATCCTGATCGTGTAATTACGGTTGCAAAATCATCTGTAGAAAATGCAGACGAAGTAGTTACATTCACAGCTTTGATAGCAGCAATAACAACCGCTGTAACAACATTAATAGAAGCTGATTATGATGAAACAGCAAATACTATTGAGGCATATGCAATAGTAAAAGATATTCAAACTAATAATTCAGTTGGTAATGTATTATATACAAATGGTGCTTTGAATTATATATGTACAGTTGATATTTATATTAAAACTTCTTAATATTGAGCTTAACATTAGTAAATAATCCTATTACTGTTGAATCCGGTATCACAAATAATATATTTGCTGGATTTTTGCCTATTGAATTTGGGTTCAAGAGAGAAGATGCTCAGATAACAAATGTAGGCTTAGGTATAGGTACAGATATCAGGATTTCTGTAGGTATAGATTTAACTTCAATATTAGAAATTGGTGATTCAATATATCTCAATGCAATTGGTATTACAGGTTATGAATATGATGAAACTGGTACAATAACAGATATAACAACTACAACAATAGACCTGGATATAAGGTTTATTGAAGTTGCTAGTTCGGGATATATCAACTACAAAAAGAATTATTCAGTCGAGGCACAAATTATTGATCCTGATAATACAGATATATTATTAATTCCATTTTCAATTATACAAGACGGGGATATTCAAGGCAATATAACAATTGATTTGTCTATCATAAATGATAAGAATGATATTACATTTAATTATGTTAGTAATGAAAATCAAGATATGAGAATCAAATGTAAATTTCAATATCGAGAAGTTTATGAAGGTTCAAACAATCCATTCATAATTAACCCTGATGAAATAATTGTATATTATGCTACTACACAAGGCCAAACAGAAACAATATTAAATTCATTAGATGACCCCAAAATATATAAGGGCTATCCTTTTATTGGTACTTTTATGCATTCAGATATAAACAATCAGGAAGTTGCCATAGATTTCAAGTTTGATGAATTAAATATAAACCAGGGGACAATTACGTCAAATAATGATATTGCCACTTTAAATGCTAATAAATTTGGTTTATTGTTTATTAATTTGTATAAAGATTTTAGTTATGACAATGATACTAAATATGTTAGATTAATAAGTCAATATACATCTTCATATCCACAATATAATCCGGATCAATACAATAATTTACAATATAATACTACTTAATTATGGCACTAAAAAACAGAACAGAAGCTAGGGCAGTGGTAACAAATTGGTCTGCCATATTGGATTTAGAAACAACACATAAACCAGATTTAAGGGACAATATACTTGATAATATAATATTCAGAAAAGATGTACAAGGTTCTGGTTCTGGTACTGGAAATCAAACAATTGATTTTACTAATTATGATTATATTTTTTGGGATGGAACTGGTGCAAATATAAATATTACTATTACAGGTATACAACAAGGTGAAATTAAATATTTTTTTTTAGCTAAAACAGCATTCAGTTTATTAACATTTGTTAGCCCTGCAATATTACAAGCTGAACAAGATTATATTAATAAGGGTTTAGGTAATATATTATTTGCCATATATAATAAAAATGGAACAGATATATTAGTTGTACCATTAACGAAACATATTGCACAAGGTACAGTATCTTATGCAGGTATATTAGAATTAGCTAGTCAAACAGAGGTGAATGCCGGTATAGATGGACAAAGGGCTATTACCCCAGATACATTATATAATTGTGATTTTTTGATAAAAACAAAAATAATACCAATAGGTGATTGGAATATGTACGGAGCAGGGTCAGGTAGTTATACTAAAGTTATAGCTCATGGATTAACAAAAGCAAATATAAGATATGTAAAAGCAATAATATATGATGATAGTAACGGAGATGTCTATCCATTGGAATTCTCAGGAAGTGGATATGTTAGATTTGATGCAACTAATTGTACATTAATTAATTTTAGTGGTAGTTGGTTTGATAGTTCATCCTATAATTTAACTCCTTTAAATCGAGGACATTTATTAATTGATTATGTTCCATAATATGTCAATAGATACATCAATATATAGATTGGTTGAACCCAAAAGTGAAACAGATTCTAATTATGAACAATTTGAATTTGTATTAGCTTGGTATGGACGTAATGGAGAATATATTAATTATATGTTCACAGATTGGGAGGGACAAAATAATTATAGCGTCAGTCAAATAAATATTCAAAGCCAATCAGATTTGCAGAATATAATAGGTCAGGAAACAAGAAATATAACTGTTTGGGCTGAAAATATAACCATAAATGATTTACATGTATTAAGTAGTATATTTCAAGCTAAAAAGATATTAAGGATTTTTAAAGATGGAACCATAGAAAGGATAGGAATAGCAAATAATTCATTAGGGTATAGGCAGACTAATGGTAGGTATGATATGAAAATAGATATAATATTATATGAACGTGCATTGCCTCAATAACACATGATAAAATTAGAAATAAACGGAAAAAATGTAGACCTTAGTAAACAATTAATAGCAATTACAAGACAGGTCATAAATGCTGAAAACCCATCAGTACGTTTACTTGATATAACTAACCGTTTTGCACTTCCCAAAACACAAAATAACAAACAAATATTAAATAGCGCACATATACTCAATTCAGATAATAATTATATGGATATTGTGTATAATGCAAAAATGATTGACCAAAGCCCTATATTTTCAGGAATAGGTTTTATTAATTCATATGACAAAGACACATACAATTTTCAATTAGTAGATGCATCAAAGGAATTATTTGATAATTTGAAGAACAAAATAAATAAATTAAATTTTGATGACCAGGATATAGTATTTTCTTTTACTGAATACAAAAATATTAAATTTGATAATGAAGGACTTTGGATTTGGCCAATTGTATCAATGCATGAAGAAAGTACAATAACAAAAACACCTATACCAGTACAGTCAAATACTGATTTACAATATATAAGACCATTTTTTAGATTAAAATATATATTAGATAAATTAATTACTAATCAAAATTGGACATATACTAATGATACTAATTTACTTGACAACCTTTGTATTAGCTCTAATCATGATAGCTTTTTTATTACGTCTTATCAAAAAACCTTAACGCAAGATTTTTCTTCTCCATCAAATGAAAATATTAATGATTTGTTAAATTATAAATGGAATAAAGGTAATATCTTAACTGATACAACTATTAATCAAGGAGGAATAAAGACAAAATATAGATTAAGGGGAAATATTATTACTGATTCAGATGTAATTATAATCATAAAAGGTACTGAAACAGTTACATCAAAGGAAATTAAACAAGAATTTACAATTAATAGCAATCAATCTGAAATCAATTTCATTTCAAAGGAATTTTATAGTAATTCTAACGATATTATAATTGAATTTTTGATAATATCTCAAGGTAATTTTAAATTTGATAATGTGTTATTATATACATTAATTGAAGAAAATAATTTTGGTGATTTAAGCACAAATCCCTTAGTTAATTACGGAATCAAGGCTTATGATAATTTGCCAGATATTTCACAGATTGATATACTGAAATTAGTCAGCATATTAACAAATAGTATTTGGATTCCTGATTCATTCAATAAGGTTCTAAATATAAAAACACTTGCTAATCTTGACAAATTAAATTCAATTGATTGGTCTGATAAATTCGACCAACAGAGCGAGTTTGTTGAAAATAAATTGGAAAAATATGGGCAAACAAATGAATTATTATATGATAATGATGACACAATTCCAAGTGATTTGGGAAAGGAAACATTTGAAATATTCAATCAATCATTGGAAGATGTAAAAGAATATATAACTATACCTTTTGCTGCTAGTAATGATATAAGACTATCTATATATAATCTGGCAACTATGAACATATATAATGATACTGAAAGAATAAATGAATTAAACCCGCGTATATTGTATTATTATAATAATTCAGAACCACCTTCATATACTCTAGCCAGATTTTCAGAATTGGACTGGAGAACATTAAAAGAGAATTATTATAAAAATTGGTTCTTATCATTATATAGGACTAGAAAAATAGAAGGTCTTGCGGATTTAAAAAAATTAGATGTATTGGGGTTTGATTTTACAAAATTAGTTTATATTGATTATTTCAAGGCATATTTTTTTGTACTTATAATGGAAGATTATGTACCCGGACAAAAAACAAAGGTTGAATTACTTAAATTCTTATAATGGCAGACGAAATTATATTAATTGATGTAGAGTATAATACTGAGGAGGCAGAGCAGAATGTAGATGAGCTTACTCGCTCTATTGAAGGTTTAAGGATTGCACAGATAAAACTTAAAGAACAACTTAAAAAGGGAGAAATATCTCAAGTTGAGTTTGCAAAACAATCTGCCAAATTAAAAGAACAAATAAGTAAAGAAAACCAGGAACGTAAAGCCAACATAAAAGTATTAGTTTCGGAAGCACAAAGTAGAGATCAATTAAGAGCGACAATTTCAAGGTTGACAAAAGAGAGAAATAAATTGAATTTTTCAACTAAAGAAGGAGCGCAAAGATCAGAGGAGTTGCGGATTGCTATAAATGATATGCAGAAAAAATTAAAAGAAACTGGTACAGACTTTGAAAAACAGGTACTAAATATTGGTAATTATAAACAATCTATAATAGAAGCATTAAATGAAACTGATTTATTTGGTATAAATTTGGGCTTTATTGGTCAAGCATTTAATAAATTAAAATCAGGATTTAGGGTAATAATTAATTCATTTAAAACTCTAAAAGGAGCTATTGCAGCTACAGGTATAGGCTTATTAGTAATTGCCATAACTTCTCTCATAACCTGGTTCAAAAGAACCGAAAAAGGGGCTTTACAATTAAGGGTTATTATGGCTGGTATTGGGGCTGTTGTTGATAGGTTAATTGGTTTTGTAGGTTCTTTGGGAGAAAGATTATTTAATGCTTTTAATGACCCCAAACAGGCAGCTATTGATTTATGGAACTTCCTGAAAAATCAATTCATAAAGAGGTTAGAGGCCATTGTAAATATATTTAACAAGATTAGAAAATTTGAATTCAAAGGTATTCAAGATGACTTTGTTCAATTGACACTAGGTATAGACAATGCAACCGAAAAAACAAAAGAATTTAATAAATCAATATCAAATACAGTAAAAGAAGCCACGAAATTAGAAAAATTAAGATATCAATTTCGCGCACTAAATAGACAATTGGATCTATCAGCTACAAAATTAGAGAATCAAAGAGAGTTATTGGATGCAGTAGCGGATGATTCAACAATAAGTTTCAAGAAACAAATAGAAGCAGCAAAAGAATCCGCAAAGATTACTGAACAAATAGCTCAGAGAAGGCAGCAAATAGCCCAGAACAACCTCAAATTAATTAATATAGAATTATCTCAAGCTGCCAAAGCTGGAAAAGATACTCAAGATTTACGTGACCAACAAGTAGAAGCATTGAAGGCAGTTGAGGAGGCAGATACTAACCTAGTATTAACAAGGAAAAATAATGCACGAAAACAAAGGGAAATCGAGAGGGATCAATTTGAACAACGACTGGATTTCCTCATAGATATAACTGATAATAGGAAATCACAATTAGAAAGACAAGTAGCAGATGAAACAATTGCACTTGATGCAAGAAAGGCATTATTCCAACAAGCAACTACAGAACAAGAAAGGGCATTTGAACAACAAATAAAATTATTTGAAGAATACACAGGCCAGCAAATTGATTTTAATGCATTATTGGCAGAAGATGATATACAAAAGTTGAATGAAAGATTGGAAAGGGATTTTGAATTTAACGAAATAACAAAAAATAGGCTTCTTGAAGTATTAAAAGAAAGAAGGACTGCATTACAAGATTTGACTGAATTAGAGCAAGATCTATCTGATGAATCTATAGAAATTAAGGAAACAGAAGCTGAAAAGAAAGCTGAAATTGACCAAAAAGCCAAAAAACAAGAAAAACAAGATGAAATACAGCACCAAGAAAATTTAAGACAAATCAGGGATAGTGCAATTAATGTTGCTAAACAGGCCGTAACTTCATATTTTGATTTCAGGAAAGCGAAATTGGATGCAGATTTACAAAATGAATTAGCTCAATATGAAGGAAATGAAAAGAAGCAAGAGGAAATAAGAAAAAAATATGCTAAAAAAAGGAAAGCATTAGCGATAAAAGAAGCAATAATAAAAGGTGCTCAAGCTGTATTAAATGGATTATTAACGCAACCTTTTATTCCTGCTGGTATTGCAGCTGGAATAGCTGCTGGTATACAAACTGGGTTTCAAATTGCCACCATAAAGAAACAAAAATTTGGATTGGGAGGTAAAGTTCCAATTGCAAGACACGGAATGGCTTTTGGTACCTTCAAAGGAGCTTCTCACGAATCAGGTGGTATTGACCTGTTTACTGGTTCAGGAAAACACGTTGCAAATGTGGAAGGAAATGAAAACTTTTACGTTTTGAAGAAAAGTGCATCAGATTATCTTAATACATTATCAGAGATTAATCAAAGATTTGGCGGTGTGCCATTAACAACAAAAGGAATGACTTTTCAAGATGGAGGCCAGATAACAACAGAACAAGGAAATACAGAAGTATCAGATTTAACTGAAAATGTTATAAAAAATCTTCCTCCAATAGTTGTGAGAGTAGAAGATATAAAAACTGGAATATCAGATGTAGATCAAGTAATTAATGCTGGGGTTATATGAAAAGGAATGAAAAATTAAGAATGATTAGGATTAATTTTGTTAAATTAGCAATACAAGATCCTAAACAGGCTGGACAAAAATTAATTTTGATGGGTAGAGGCTTGAAAAATACCAAGAATTGTACTGATGTAATATATGCATTAACACAAATTTTTGGTGTTTCTGAAAAGACAATATTTAGGGATTTAAATACAGATTAAGAAAATGATAACAATAAAAATTAACGGAAAAAAAGAAAAAATACCAACTGCAAATGAATTAACAGTTAGGCAGTATATTAAATTAGTTGAAAAAGAAGAATTTAATATCATTAATTATCTTTCAGCATGTTTGGAAAAAGAATATAAAGTTGTGTTTAACTCAAAAATAAAAGGTTTCGAATATTTGGGTAAGCGTATAGGTGAAATTGAGGACTATACTAAAATTAAAATGGATGATTATTTGATTTTACAAAATGGTGAAATTCATACAGTATCAATATTAGGAATCAGTACCATTGGTGAACGGTTTATGATTGAGGAAAACGCAAGAAAATTAAAAGCTGAAGAATTTCTCTGCTTTATATTAGCAATATGTATAATTAACGAAAAAGATAAAATGAATTATGGAAAAATAAATGATATGAAAGAATATTTGATGGAACAGCCATATAAAAAAATATTGCCGGTAGCTTTTTTTTTGCTTCAAAATTTAAAACTTGGCAACAAAAAAGGCATGAAATTTTTCAATCTATTAAAACTATTGATAAGGACTCTGGTATTAAGATTCAGGCTGGGATTGAAAAACTTTCAATATATATTAACTACTATGAAATACAAACGTTATGTAAATTACTTAACAAATCAGACGAACAAGTAATGAAAATGAATGATGTATATGCAACTAAGGTATTGCTTTCAAACAAAGAAAATATTAACTTTGAATCAAGATATTTTGACTTAAAAAATAAACAAAAATGAGTTTAATAACCGATATACAAAATATAGTAAATACTAAATTTCCTAATGCTACATTTATCCTTTCAAGTTGGTTCAAAGCTAATCGTGAAAGTTATAATATGGAAACAATAACAACATTGCAACCTCTTATTGTTTTGAACAATGAGCTTAAAAAGGAAAAAGAAATACAACAAAATGCTAATATACTTAGTGATACTAATGTGATAATAAGAGTTCTTTCAAAAGGAGGTGACGAAGTATATACATCAGATGTTGATATGAATACTGACATAGAAATACTGGAAAATATTGCAGATCAAATTGCAAATAATATATATCAATTAGAGTCAATTAGATTGACTGGCACTACTAATCAAAAATATAGCATAATTCCAATATTCAAAGCCTGGAATAGCGTTCTAATTGGTGTTGAATTGGATATGAGAGTAAAAGAAAATCAAATTAGAAACTGGTGTAAATCATAATATGAGTCTATGTGGTAATATAGAACAAGCGGGTATTAATACAATAACCTTATTAGAAAATAGGGATATAGATAAGGTATTTGACATATCAACAAATGAGTTGGTTCTTATTCAAACTCTCACAGGACAAACTATTGAAATTGAGAATAAAGATGAAATACAATTAACAGAGACCTTACAAAGAAACAAGAATAATAGATTACATTATAAATATAATCTATCTTATGATTTATATGGCCTAACTGAAACAAATAATCAGTTAATTCAAGATATAATAAGCTCAATTTATGGCTGGTTAATGATAATTGATTATTATAATGGGGAGCAAAAGGCAATAATAGAACCGGTTCGGTTTGGACAATCAGACATAAATAATAATGTATCTGCACATTATAATATCAATATAACTAATAGTATACTTATACCCGCTGAAAAAAAAGTAAAATATATTCCAAGTGTTTGGATATTGGCAACTAATTTTTGGAATGACAATGGAATTTGGATTGACTCTGAAACTTGGAATGATTAAATAGAAGATATATGGCAATAGAAGTTATTAATAATGGGGAATCAGGATTAATTTCAAGGAATAAAATAAACAATAATTTTGCTCAAACATTCATTGATGGAGGTCAATCTAAGACAGCAAATAGAAGTCTAGGAAATAATGATGCTTTTTGGTTTGATTTGAAAACAAATAATGCAACACGTTTACGTGTTAATGCAGACGGTAAAATACAAATAGGTTATAGTTCACCACCAACAGCAGTATATGCATTAGAAGTAAATGGGGATATAAATATTCCTTCCGGTTCTAATTTTCTCATAAATGGAAGTCCATTAGCAGGGGGTGATTTTTCAGATGGAGGAGAAAGTGCAAGTGCAGACAGGACATTAGGTAATACCAATGCATGGGATTTGGGATTTCTAACCTCCGGAACTCAAAGGTTACAAATATTGGCTACTGGTGAAGTTGGAATCGGCTACTTAGATACTTTTACGAGTGATTTGGCAATAGCAGGACAAACAAGTATTGGAACAGATTCTCCACATGATGCCAATACAGGATTAACAGTAAAATCAGCTGGAACTAGTTCATCGGATTATGTTTTTATAGGGCAGGATTCATCGGGAAATCCCAATATTCGGTTTTCGGCAAATGGTCAGGGCCTTTTTGAAGAGATTATATACGCAAAAAAGGGCATCTTCTTATATAATGAAAATATTAATAGGTGCGGAATATTATACTCAACAAATAATAGTTACTCATTACAGACACCAGGCACAGGAGGTCAAAATTTTTGGCTATTTTCTTGTAGTGATGCAGATGTCGGGATAAGATTAACATATAGTACTATGCGTGGTTATTATAACCCAAATAGCATTATGTTCGGGTCTTCTGATTATGGTGTTTATTTTTCCAACGTAATTACACATGCTTCATCTAATACAAAGGGGCTAATTAGTATCTGTGGAAACGAAGATTTTTTTTCCTACTCAAATCCTTATTCAATAAGGATTGGTGGTATGGGATGGGGAAGTAGCCCTGGCGCAAGTGTAGATATAGATGGTGCATTCACATTAATTAAATCTGGAGCTGCTTATACTCCTGGAAGTGGAAATGCTAATGGCGGTGATATAATGTTAAGAGTTGGAGCTCCAGTAGGAACAGGGCGATATGGGTATATACTTCTAGATGACCAAAATAACAGTTCTGTTGGTATTGGTTATGATAGTACAGACACATTAACGGCAAAATTACAGGTAAATGGTGATTTAATGATTGAGATGCATACAGATGATGTAAGCAATCCACCAACTGATGCTGAATTAGATGCTATATTTGGAACTCCAGCTAGTATTGGAGCTGGATATATA